GGAAAAGATGTTGCCTGGTTTCATGGACACTGTGATACGGATGTTCTTGCTATTCTACTCTTCCATTTTTCCAAGAAATATTATAAGGCTTATATCGGTCCGGAAAGTAATAATCATGGACATGCCGTGATCCAGAAGTTGAAATCATTCAAAGCGAATATGATGTTTGAAAGAGAGTTTTCAAAATATATAGATCTGGATAAAGAGAAGCTGGGTTGGAATACAAATAAACAGACAAGGCCAATTCAATGCGCTGAACTGCGTGAAGCATTAAATGAAGAATCTGATGGTATCCTTGATAAAGATTTTTTCAATGAAGCAATGACATTCATTTATAATAAGAACGGTAAACCTGAAGCTGAAGCAGGAAATTATGATGATAGGATCCTGGCCCAGTCAATCAAGTTCCAATTACACAAATGGCTTCCTGCTCCTGTAAGAGCAGAACCTAAAAAGGAAAATACTGAATTTGATTATGAGCCAAAACAAGGTGATAATGTAAAAAGGCCGGAGGGTGCCGATGCTGTCTGAGAAATTGACTTTTGAAGATCTATTAAAAGTAAAAAAGGTTTTGGAAGAGAGAGGTATTAAGGCACAATGGATTGATGTTTTCGTTAGTGAAGAAACAATATTGAATCTAGATTTTCTTCCATTCACAATAGAAGATATTAATAAAGCAAAAACAACAAATAGGCATGTGGGAAATTATAGAAATTATAGGTTTTTTGTACCGATGAATATTCCATTGAAAAATAAGATAATAAGATTCTCTATAAGAAGACTATTGAAAGGGTGTTTATTTGATCTGTCCTAACTGTAAAAAGGGAAAGCTGAGAGTAATAAACAAGCGAGAGGATGAAAAAACTCCTATGGCCAAAAGGACACGTGTCTGTCCTAAATGTAAAGCTACTTATAGATCTGAGGAAATAATTAAATATCGAATAAAAGAGTCAAATGATGGAAGAGTTTTGAATAATATAAAGAGGAATGTAATGAATTGTCCAGAATGTAACGAAGAAATGTATCAAGTAGATCAATGTGATGAAATTGAGGTTTATCGATGTGAAAATCCATCATGTAAAAATGAAGGAAGGGAATTTAAGAAGGACGAAAACGATAATTTAATTGATGTTTCTTAAGTCTGACACATAAACAGGAGAGGGCAGGGAAGATTAGGAAGTATCATTGCTTGCAATCAATGATGTAGGTGTCCGTGGCAATGGCCACAACAGGAAGGGCAGCCGAAAAACCACAAAAGCATACGAAATTTCCTGTCCTCTATAAATAAAGGAGAAATAAAATGAGAGAATTAGATATTGGAATGAGTCATAGTACTGTTGTTGTGTGTTTGGATAAGCCCGGACAAGGTGGTGCTTGTCATCATTATGGTATATACGCAAAAATTAGTATTAATGGCATAGATGAACATCCATATTGCTCTATTAAATTCCAAAATGGTCCTATTAAAAATCATGGAGTCAACGGCTGCCAAAATGAAGATCTTCTAGCAATTGTGATCGATCGACTTCGAGGATTTCAAACAGGTAAATTCTCCTGCAGGGAAAATGCGATCGCATTAACAAAGCTTGAAGAATCTCTCATGTGGTTAAATAAGCGGACCAGGGATCGTATTAAACGTGGAGTGGAAGGTAAAAATATTAAATGAAGATCAGGAATTTCAGATCATCCAACCTGGATGATATAATTTATGAGGTTTCAAGGATGCATAGGGATGAAATAGAATTACTCTCTATGAGCATGGAATTACCTAGTATGAAAAGAAGGAGAAAGAAAATGAATGATGGTGATGCGCAAAGACAGATGAAGCATTCAGCTTTTGATGATACTATTAAGACTCTTGATAGGGTGACTGATGTTATAGAAGATTTAATTTCTATAGTATCAGGTGCTCCACGAGACGAGAAAACTAAAGCTGAAATTTCTAAATGTCCATCTCTTCAGGAATTTCTTGAGAAAGGTCCGGATCGGATTGAAGGAATCAGAGAGTACCAAATTGATGCTTTAGGAAAACTTAAGCAGCTGATATTCTGAAAGATCGGATGGTAGTAGCTCAGATGGTAGAGTACGGGATAGATAGAGTCAGTCTGGGTAACCGAGTCCAAAGGGCTGTGACATGGCCAGCCACGGTCCAGCATCTATCTATTCCGAGGTCGCAGGTTCAAATCCTGCCTACCATCCCAAATAAGTAAAAATCCACTTTTTCACAAGAATCAACATGTAGTTTGACTTTTTAATATTTGTACTATATCTTGCGATAGACAGAACTCCTTTAATTAAAGCTGGGTGTACTCGGAAGGCTTACCCAGCAGCCTTCCGGGTCACCCTTTTTTATTATGAGCCTACTTAAAAAAAGCGACGAAGCAGAAAAGATCAAAGTGATCGACCAGGTATTCCGGAATGAGTATACGGTCTGGACTAATGAATATGATCGGTACGAAGAAGGTTATAATTTCCTGGCAGGTGAGCAGTATACTAATTCCCAAAAATCCTGGTACAAAACGCAGCGTCGTCCCACCAATGTTTTTAATCTTGTTCTTCCAATATTCAATGCAGTTCTAGGTGATTTTGTTATGTCTCCTTTCGAGGAAAATGTTTATCCAGAAGTCGGAGGCACTAAGTATATGGCTCAGATCTGGGAAAAGGTTCTATCAAGTATAGCAATAAAAACAGAATATAAAGATGAAATGATTAAAACCCTTCTAGCAGGATTAAATAGAAGGGGTTTTATTTATCCACGCTTCAGCAATGAGATTGATATTGATGGATCAGTTGTTATCTGGAATGTAGATGAATTTCAAATGATCTTTGACAGCCGGGCCACAAAGTACTTTACTGATGATGGAATGTACCAGATCCGGACACAGTGGAAAACAACAGATGAGATCCTGGCTATATGGCCTCATCATAGAAGTAAGTTGAAGGGGATCCTGAAGGAAAGATTATCATCCAGTTTTTTGGAATCTACCGATGATGAACAGATCATTAAGATGGTCTACAATAAGGATTATGCGGATGAACGTAAGGGAAGATACCGAATTATTGAGTTTCATGAAGTGTCATGGGAACCAACAGAAATAGCATATAATGTTGATACCGGAAAGGAAGAGACTCTTTGGCTTAAGGGAAAGAAACGTGATTTATACATGAAGGCACATCCTGAGATTAAAATTATTGAAAAAACCGGCAAAACAATTACCATTCATGAAGTAATCCCGGGACTAAATTACTATTTGGGAACTCGGGAGCCTGAAGTACAGGACGGACAATTCGACGTAGTAAATTTCTCACCCTACCAATATAATAGAGAGGCTATTAATTTCTTCGGCATAATGCAGAATGCCATCGGTCCTCAGAAAGACTTCAATGATTCCCGAAATCAAATCCTCAATATTATCAACAAATCTGCAAATGTGGGCGAGACCTTAAAACCTTCCCAAATTACCAATTGGAATCAAATCAAAAATCGGGCTCATGAACCTGGCGTTCAGCGTCTTGTAGCTGAAAATGCAGATATAAGTAAAGTTTACAAAAGGGATGAGCCTCCAAAATTCCCATTTGCAAATGACAGATATCAGAATGAAGGACAGGAGCTCTTAAGTAAGATTGTTGGAATTGCTGCTAATTTCTGGGGTGAAACACAGACAAAAAGTGAAAACGCTTCTCTCTTTGCGCAGCGCGTACGGGAAATGCATAAAACAATGGCAATAATGGATCGCAATATGCGGAGAGTCAGGGGAAGAGTATGGAACCGGGTTATAAAGATTGTACAGAAAAATTATACCAGTGAAAGATCTTTCCCTGTTATGGATCAGAATGCAAGTGATGTATCTGAGGTAGTGATTAACCAGGTATTTGGTACCGAGATTATAAATGATATTACCAGTGGAGATTATAGAGTATTTGTCAGTGATGAAGAACAGAATCCGCTTCAGAGGACCGTAAGGTTTATGAAGAGAAAGGAAATTGCTGTATTCTTAATGGAAGCTTTAGGACCAACTGCAATTGATTATAGGTGGTTATTTGAAGATGCGGATATGGGTGATGTAGGTCCAATGTTAGATAAGATCGACCAGGTGCTAATGCAGATGGCAGAACAGGGCCAAAAGCAGGAAGCATTTGCCGAAATACAACAGATGTTATCCGGAGCAAAGCAGAAACTTGAGTTGGATAATTCCGGTTCACCTCAGCCAGCTGAGGCCCGGAAAGGCAACGAATAGCGGATTCTCCCAATAGGGACCCGTAAAAAAGGAGCATGACAATGCCCGAAGAAAAAAAAGATGTCCAGGACAATAAGGATGTCAAAATCGAAGAGTTGGGTGAGGAAGACCTTGATAACGTCGTTATTGATGATGACGACAAAATTACTATAAAGGATCCTGAAACCAACGAAAAGTCGGCCTCTGATGATGAGATTCCCGACAAAGACGATGAGGATGATGAGGATGAGACTTCTTCGGCCCCTGACGATAAGGATGATGGGACTCCCGGTGAGAAGAAAGATGAAGATGATGATTCCGAAGCCTCAGATGATAAAGATGATGAGATTCCTTCGGAGAAAAAATTCGATGAGTACGAAAAAGAGGAACTCGATCAACTGAAGAAAGATGATCCCCTCAAGTACCGCGAATTGAAGGCAGACAAACGTGTTGCAGATGCTCAGAGGAAAATGCATGAAGCAACACAAAAGGCTAAGGAAGAAGAGAAAAAGCGACTCGAAGTTGAGAAGAAACTTCTTGAGGACAGAAAGCCAAAGGAACCGAAACAGTATTCTGAAGATGAACTCGAAGAAATGAAATTCGATGAGCCGGAAAAGTGGCGACAAGTCATGAATGAACGGGAACAGTACGAGACACGGAAAACGGAATATGAAGCGGATGAAAAGGCTTTTAAAGAAACGGAAGTGACTACTCAGCAGCGAGAGCGTTTTGAGGGACAGCTGACGGAAATGCTTGACTTCACCGAAACGGTACTCAAGATCAAGGTTGACCGGACGTTACCTCTGGATGATCAGACCCAGGATGTCAAAGACTTTATCGATGGTCCTTTTAAAAAGGTTGATGAATATCTCAAAGACAAACAGCATCTTCGGGATGTCAAAACCGGATTATTTTCAAAGGACACCATGAGGATGGTTTATCGGGATCTGAACTTTGATCAGCTGAAATCTACTTCTAAGAAAGAGGGAAGAGAGCAAGCTGTCAATGATATTGGTAAAGCATCTAAAGGTGGATCCAACCTTGATAAAGGTCCACACGGTCATGAGAAAGGTACTCATAGGAAGAAACTTGATGATCTAACTCAAGACGAGATTGATCATATGGGCGAAGAAGAATTAAAATCCTGGGATGATGAAATCAACGAATAATTCATCTTAAGGAGTCAGCTTATGGCACTAGAATCCAGAACATTTTCGGGGAACCAGGCGTTAATCATGGCCTCGAAAATGAAATATGAAGTCCTGCGTCAGTTTTTCTGGGGACAGTTCGCCAAATTCAATACACCTGGCGGTATCCCAGCAAAACCGGGCAACATTCCCAAGGCCACTGATAGTCCCATCGTCATGCAATCTGAGCTTCAAAGGGAACAGGGCGATGTTATGAAAATTCCGCTTATGCGTGCTCTTCGCGGTAAGCCGACCGTTGGTCTTGATCAGATGGCCGGTTTTGAGGAACGCATGAAAGTCAACCATGCTCAGATTCCGATCGACATTCTGAGACATGCTGTATTGACCCAGGAAGGACCGATGGCGACCCAGACAACGAAGGATTATAAGATCCTTCAGAGAGCAAAACCGCTGCTTCGTCGTCATTATGGTGAAGTATTGGAGCTTTATCAGATCAGTCATGCTTTCTATAATGGCTTCAGCCGGAACATCCTGGAATCAACGAATACCCGATGGAGTGGGCACGCTTCAATCAAGAAAGTTTCCCATCCTCATATATTTATCGCAGGACAGGGAAAGGTTTCGTATGGTGTTTCTTCTTATCCGAGCACTTCTGCTTATGAAACCGTTATTGGTACGGCCCTGGGGAGTGTGGCACCTTCTCATGTGTTTGACACCAATTTCTTGAGTGGTCTTAAGGCCCATCAACAGATCTTGAAGATTGCTCCAATCATTATGTCCGATGGAAACAAATACAGGCTGATCGTTGCCCATCCGTATCAGATCGCAGATCTTGAAGCGGATGCCAATTTCAGGCAGGTTGCCTCTGCTGCCTTTGTACAGCAAATGGCAAAGAAGAATCCTTTACTGGCAGGATGCCGGTATCATTATGCCGGATTCTTCATTTTTGAATCCGAAACAGCCGTATGGCCCGTTGCGGTTTCAGCTGGGGTTCCTGTGTATGGTCCCACAACACTGACCGATCTTGACAGTTATACCGAGTACACAGCTGATGTTATGTTTGCAGCCATCATCCTGGGTTCCAATGCGATGTTCCGGGGTATCGGAAGTTCCATCCAGTTTATTGGACGGGTTGATGATTACGATGCAATCAAAGGTATTGCGTATCAGACTCTTGAAGGTGCCTCAAGAGCCGATTATTTCAATGACGACGATGGCACACGCGGTCAGTATGTTAAAAATGATGGTAGTGCTGTTGCTATCACTTACGCAGCCGAACCGTCCATGTAAAGTCACTGGTGGGTGGGCCGGATCCGTCCGGCCCTTCACCT